CGTGGAGTTGAGTACCTTAGAAAGTTTGTCTATGTCTGTTTGTGTCATTGGTTCACCATTGTTATCGTTACGGATTCTACCAACTTGTTGTCAATGTTGCTAAGGTCTTCGGCATCTTTTACGCGAGCGGCTGTCGCAAACCTTATAGATATTTCAACCAATCCATTGTAGTCATAGCTGCTTTTTATCCTTTGAGCAATCTCTGCGGTAAGATTCTCCGAGTTTATTTCTTCAATTAAAATTTCTGATGTTCTAAATATTAGTTTCATAATCCCAAATTTACCCCGATTTTCATATCGGGGATGTTAGTGTTTGTTAATTGGTTAAAGGCCGTTTTTGGCTGCAATAGCAAAATACTCATTAATCCTTTTGTGTAGTTTTGACCACCTTGGAACTCTGCCAATGCCCGAAATATGATATTTGGCAAAAACGCTAAAAGGCACAGAAGCAATGTATGGATTTGTACATAGTATGCCGTGGTCATACGGGTTGAGCCTAAGTGCGCTCTCATCTAAGTCCATATAAACTTCTTCTATTTGTTTAGAAATGAATCCTCCGTAAATAATAAAGGTACTCAACTCCATGATAGCGATAAGAGCAAGTAGTGAGTAAATAATAATCATTTTTTTTGTTTTTTAATTAATACGTTATTACCTCGAATAATACCACCTTGGCTTTACCCCTGTTGTTTGCGGCTCACACCAAAAGGTGTAAAAGCAACAATCTTGTGTTTCTAAATCTTCATCGTTCAAAGACTTTGAAAGCGTCCACATCGTTCCCGTGGGGATTGTCAGTTGGCCTATTGTAATGTCTGTTGTGTTGGATATAACCGCACCCGAACTGAAGGTATTTATCAGGTCAAATTCATAGATAAATAGTTCAACAGGAATCTGCCCACCGTACCACATCGCGGCCGTGTTTATATCAGTATTAGTGACGGGGATGGAGTTGTCCAACTCAAACCCGTAGGGCGTTGCATTTTCCCCGTTGTATGTCAACATACGGCCAAAGCTAATTGAATCAAAAGCAAGCCATCTCTCAGCCCCGAAATCCAATCTGAAGTTGGAATAGTTGTAAGGGAGTAGTTCCATCATTGCGGGGTTACTCTCGAAAGGTTGTGAAGGTCGGAAGTCATACTTGGTACAAGCCATAGCCGTTACCATAAATATTCCCGTTAGGTAGAAAGGTGCGTTTTTCATTTGTTTTTTCGGTTAGAGATTTCTAAAAGTCTTGCAAGGAAAAGGCAGGCCATAAGTAAACCAAGACCAAACCAGTATCCCGCAAGTTGATATGATTGTTCTGATTTGTAGTGCCCGACAATCACAAAGGAAAACACGGCAAAGGCGGCTACAAGTAAGGTCGCTAAGTAATCTCTCATTGCTCAATCATATAAAAGGTTCGTAACAAAGACGCGATTTCGGGGCAACCGATGAAGGCTTGGCAAAGGTCTTTGAATGGGAATGGGAAGAAGCTAATATCAATAGCGGTATGAAATACTGAAAGGTTTTTCTCATAAAAAGTGGGGCAATACTTCATTTGATTAGAATCAGCCCAATCCGCCACCCAATCAGGAAACTCAATCCTTTTCCAAGCCTCGTAAAGTTGGCTAAGTTGGGCAAAGGCTAATGCGCTTTGGGCGTAGGCTTTCGAGCTAAAAATGTTTCGGGCATCTCTTCTTGTGGGCGAACTTGGGCAAATCCCAGTTCCCGAACCGGATGTAATGTATACGCCTTCAATCTCTTTCAAATCTTCCCATCTTTCAGGCAGTTTTGGCTTGGGTGTTTCGGGGGTTACGCTCGGGATTTGTGCGACATAAGTCACCCCGTCAATAGTTACCGTTCCGTCTAAATTGTTGATAATTGTTTTCATTCTTCTACTATTTTGAAAGTGAGTTTTTCAAGTTTTTCAATCTGCTTTTTAAGGCTTGCAATCTTTTTTTGGCGGTTGATTTCTACCGCTTTAAGGGCTTCGGACTCTGTTTCACACGCGTCCACACCAACCCGCAGCACCCCGCTTAAATGAAACGACATAACATAATCTGATGTGTTCGCAAGCGGTTTAGTTTCGTGAATCTCAATACGCCCGCCAGTCAATGAATATTTAGTGATGTAATGTTTCATTCGTTATTCCATTTGTTAATACATAAATCTTCAAGTTCTTCCCATTGCTCACTCGTTAAGGTATTGACAGAAACAAAAGTCCTGTCACCGCTTTCCGTGACCTTGCATACCGTTGTTTCTGAATAGTTGACGGTAACGCTTTCGGGAGTGTCGCGTGTTTCTTTTTCAATGTCAACCCAGAAGTCACTTTTAACTTCAAGGGTGAAATCGGTGAGTTCAAATTGGTGTTCTATAAACATAATTATTCTGTTTCGTTAAAATCTAAGTCTTGCACCTCTACTTGCCAAGAACAACAATCAGCCTCTTTTATATTGTCCGATAACCATTCAGCAGCAACAAAATACCGAGGCGTGGTTGAGTCTATTTCTTCTCCGTCATCATAGGCATTGGCAAGTTCATTGTAAACTTCAACAGGAATATCAATCTCACCAAGACCAACTTGATAAGTTACTTGAACGGTTAATGATTTAATTCTAATTGTTTCCATCCTTATTTCGATTAAATTGTTTCGTAAAAATGCCCGTCTTTCCGGGCCGCCAAAGGTCTATCCCTTTCGTCCATCGTAAGCGGGGGCTGCCAACGGTTGTTTATCCTTAACGCCACGTCAACACTCCGTCAATCATCCGTGACCAATCTTGGGCAGTTGTTCCCCCTGTAAGTTGTGCCGAGAGATGGAATCGAACCACCTACCTTGTCATTAACAATGACGCGCTCTCACCAATGAGCTATCTCGACTGGGCGGGCAATTTTGTCAATCTCTCTACGGCTTCCCCGCGGCTCTCCGTAGTTCATCCGGGAGCTACCCGGCAACATCTTAATTTGTACCACAAATATACCCCGCGCTTACAATCGTAAATGTTAAGGGGTGTTAAATCCATCCCTTTACTTGGTATGCTTTGTAGTCATAAAGGTTTGGGCCGTAATGCTCCATACCCTCACGAACCCCGTACTTGATAACCTTGCCACTTAAAAGATTTTTACTTTGCCATGTCCAATACCCGTCATCACTCCTTACAGGCAAAGAAATAACCTCGCTTTCACAACCATAGGCTAATTCAAATTCGTAGTGAATGTCGCCTATTTTAATGTTTTCGACAATTACATTGCCTTTAGTCATTGTTGCCATCTTTTTATTTTTATTGATTAATACTCGCTTTCGGGAACCACGACCCCAAACCATTCAGCCACAAGTTGAACAATTGAATCAATGTACCCGCCAAACTCCTCAACATTCAATTCGGTAGTGGAACGCATTGAAGTAATTGATTGCCCGTTTACGTCAAGTTTTTCGGATAAGAACTTCATCCTCATCAGGTCATGCACTTGTTGAGCGTTTACCTTGTGGCCATTGGCCGTTAGGCATTGGCGTAAGGTCTGCAACACAACCCCGTGATAGTATCGGTTCTGTGGGCTTGTGCGCTTCAACTTGTCGGGTTCAATGGTCAAAATATAGTCACCATCTACTTTGGTCAGGAAGTGGTGAAGGGCGTTATTACCCTTCACTACTTTCCCCGCTTTCATGGTGATGTGTACTACTTCTTTCATAACCCCGATATTGTTTTGATATGCTTGTTCAATTCCTTTTGCCCGTATCTGCCGACCTCCGTAACAGGATTGAGTTGTGACTGCTGCAATTCTGCAACGAGGTGGTCAAGTTCTGCAACACTCATGCTATGGAGTTGCAACAAAATAGACTCTTTGCAGTCCGGGTCAATGATAGCGGAATGAAGAAGGTGTTCAACCCTCGCCCGTTGGGCAAACGTGCCACCTTCTTCAAATCCGTTATCGCTTGCAATTATTGGCATCAGAAGGGAAGTTGGTCGTCCTCGTCAGCTTGTGAGTTGTTTGGCGTGTCCTCCGTCATAAAAGAACTAAGGCCACTAACCGCATTCATCTTCTTATACTCGACACTATCTTGCATTTCCTCCTGTATGAACTTGGGTAAAGAATCAAACTTCTCCTTGTCAAATTCATCGTAATTCAATTCAAAAGTAGGGTTCACTTGTTCGGGGCAAACAAAGCCCTTGGGCAATGGTGTAACTCCCGAAATGTTGGCGTAAACCTTTTGGCCGTCCTTACTTGGCTTGTGGATGACGTTAAGCATACAGGGAACCCCGAGCAACTTAGTCACGTCAAAGCCTTTCGCTTCTTCATCGGTGAACGCTTTACCGCGCCAATTTTGAAGCATTGCCCGTAGGCTTGCCTTTTCGTGCATTGACAGGGTGTAGGTGTTTTCAATCACCATCGGCTGCTCACCTTTGTCTGGATTGAATACCCTCGTTTCGTTGGGTAATTCCCAGCCGATACGGATTTTGTTTTGTACTTTGACTTCACCCAGGTATTCGGTATTTACCGTTCCTATGTGAATCATTTTAACGCATCGGGCAACGTGATTGCCTGACGGTACTTGTTCTCGCGTTTGGACGCCTCCTTCGTTTGTTGCTGTAATAGCCATGATTGATATGAATTAAATTGTTGATTGTAAATTTCTTCTTGTGTTTCCCGTTCCCGTTGTTCTAAGAACATTCTTGCTGCGCTGCTCATGGCTGACTTTCGTATTTAACTACCGCTTTCCAATACGCCTCGTGCATGGTTTTTCCGCTTGCAGACACGGTGTCAACGGAGTTGCCTACTCGGCAGATGTAATCTACATCTTGACCTATGTGAATCTCCATTTCAATTCCTCCGCCATGCTCCTTAGTGGCCTCCATTTCTTGAACAAAGGCCGATAGTTCTTTTTGTATTTCTTCGATAAATAGTTTCATGGTGTTGTAATTTTACCCAAAGATAAGCCCTTGGTTTGTTGGTAAATGTTAAGGGGTGTTAAAATGGGCAAGTTGACTTTGGTATCTTTTCGAGGTGTTGGCGGAGCATTGCAAAAGGTATTATTTCGTGTATCCTTTAGTTAGCAGCAATGCAAATCGTAGAAGTGCGTTTGCTGATAATCACCGTCTTGTTTAAATAGATGCGAAATTTCACACCAAGTATCTTCATTAATCATTGGATAAGACAACTCTCTTTCGTTTTTCCAAACCCTGTGTATCTGTATGCCACAGTACCACCTCATTCTTATTCTGCAATTATGCTTTTTGACATAGTTTATAACCCGTAAAGCACTGCTGCTAACAACACCTATACCCAATTGGGCAGTTTCGTTGTTTTTTGATGTTTCTTCCATTTTATTAATTTTTATCTGTTATTTAATTTTTGTTCTTTCAATTGCCCAACTGGGCATAGCTGCAAAACGTTACCCAAAGATAACACCCCCAACCCTTCACTCCTGTTAAAATAAGCCAATTCACAGCCTAACATACCGCTCCCGTATGCTTTTGATTTCTTCGATAATTGCGGTCAACTCCCGTTGTTCTTCGTAATTCACTTTGACGTTTACTTCGCCCTCGGTTATCGTATGCGGGGCTACGGCAACAAACCTATCAAGCAAATTTAGGCAATGCATTTTAGGGGTGATGTAACTCATTGGTTGAATTGTTTAATAATCCACAAAATCGTAATAATAAGGCCGATTGCTCCCCACCCATCACACCATGCACGAGCACAGAGAGCGAATGAATCAGTAAAGGCTAATAGCCATAATCTTGTATTTTTCGGTTTCTTTTCAGAAGGGGGCGGTGTCGAATGTGTCGGTTTGCTCATTGTATTTTGGTGTTTCAAATTCTGTGTTGGTGGGTAATGTTTTCAAAGGCTCTGGCATATCAAACTCAATCTGTATTGGCTCGGTTAACCATGACCCCGTTTGTTTGACAATAGGTATCATCTTGTCAATGTAGCGGCTACTTGGAACATCGTAAGCAAGTGTAACGGTTGACCCGAGTTCGCCCCAATGTTCGTACTTTATTTTCTCAATGACAATGTCGGTTGTGTTATTGTCGAAGTCACGATGCACTACAAGCCCGATATCGCATTTGTTTTTGAAGTTTGCGGATCCGCTTATGTTGTACAAAGTTGGTTTGGCAAAGCTGCCATCCTTGAGCGTTTGCGGTTTGGATGGGTGGGCAACCAGAAAACAAAGTACATTGAGTTCCTGACAAAATACTTCAAGTTGGTCAAGTGACTTGCCAACAAATGAACTACTATCGTCTTTGTGGTCAAGCTTATTCCATGCGTCAATCACAAACCATTTAATGCCGTGAGTTGTCACAAGTTCGGTAACGCTTGCAAATATATCTTCAAGGGTAAATCCTTTCTTTGGCTTGATGAACCAAAGCGACTTGTTGAGCCTATCCTTCACGCCCTCAAGTTCGCTTTTGCTTATCCCGTTTGTCCATGACTTGCCGACCATCTTACGGGCAAACTTTGAAAAGTGCAAGGCCGTTGGCTTGTGTTCGGGTGAATAAAAAGCCCCTTTCCATCCGTGAATTGTTAAAAGACGGAGGCATATCTCGTCAACCACGTTCGATTTACCGTGAGATGGGAAGCCCGTAACTACACAAAGGTAACCCGGTAAAAAACCAACCGCGCTATCGAGCACGGGAATACCGACACCCATCGCGGGGGGCAATCCATTGATGAACATATCGTCTATTTCATCCTCGAAATCTTCAATAGTGAATGAACCCTCAATCGGAAATGCCTTGAAGTTCTTTGCCGCTTCGACAAATTCAGTCTTGGTGTGTTTGCATAGGTACTCATTTGCGTCCTTAGCATCGGGAAAGACAACGTAATCGCAATTGGAAAGCCCAAGCCTTCGGGCTAATTCATTCCGCAATCCGCGCCCGTTTGGATCATCGTCTGTGCAAATGTGAAACCGCTTTCCTTTTAGGTACTCAATGCAGTTATCTAAATACGTCAGGTTGTTGTTATCCTTTGTTGCCCCGTTAGGAACGCTTAGGACGGCCTCTAAGCCACTTTCTATGAATGACAGGCAGTCTATCTCACCTTCGACAATATAAACGCTTTTAGCGGCCTCTATGGCGTCCAAGTTGTAAAAGATTAATTCAGCCCCTGAGTGCATCTTAAAATCCTTTGACCCGTCACGGTATTTCACGTTCACCAATTCACCCTTCCGAAAGTAGTTGAAGTTGATAGTGTTCTGGTCTTTCTTAGACTTTGGCATCCATTCAACCGATTGCGTTATTCTTGCCTTGGTCAATGTCTTTTGGCTTATCCTCCGACCTTCAAACCATTTTACAACCTTGTCGGATAGTTCGGTGTTGTTCTTCCAAACGGGCTTTGTGTATTCCTTTTGTTCGGTAATCGGGTAACGATACTTATCTGCAATTATCCTGATGGCCGTGTCAAAGTCACAACCTTTCATTTCTTGGGTGAAGGTGAAAACGTCACCCGACCGACCGCAACCAAAGCATTTGAAGATTTGCTTTTGCTTGTTGACTTGGAAGGAGGGGGTCTTGTCTTCGTGACCGGGTAGAGGGCATTTGCATTTGTTACCCTTCAACGAGGCAACGTCATTGACCACATCCCAAATGTCAGCTTGTGATTTGATTTCGTCTATGATGTGTTTCGCTATCATTACCAAGCCCGATTTAGATTGACCTTAGTAGGTCGTTTCTTTTCCCACTTTTCCTCGGGAGCATAAACCCATTGCCAATCGTCACCCGGACAAATGTCTTTGTTGTACAGGTCGAATGTTGGTTCAACTTGTGGCTTATCCTTTTCCCAAGTTCTAACTGCTGCTTGCCAATCAACCATCTTTGATTTACCAACAAGCCAACCTTTACTTGAGTAGAAGTCAAACCACTTGTGAGCGTCAACCCCGAATCCCCTCTCCTGACAATATGCAATTACATCTTCAATCAATGGGGGTATCTGTTTCCCGTTTTTTGCTTCGCGCGGTTTATCCTTATCCAAGTCTTTAACCATATCCATATCCTTATCTTTATCCATAGCACCTTCTAAGGGGCTTGTAAGGGGCTTAATTTCGCAATGTTCATCTATCAATCCATGCTTGGACAATATCTGAATAACGCTATTATGCGCCCTGTTTTCAGGATTCAAAACTCCGTATTGGAAAGATATAAAGTCAGGCACAAACCAACGGTCGTGACCAATATCAATTACCTTGCTTTGGAATTGCTCAAGGGCAATTTTTGGGTCAAGTTTTTCTCCAATCTTAATTTGGGCAACATCAAAGTCAACAAGCCAAATACCCGCGTGGTCGCACTCGTCCATCAGGTACAACCAAAATAGCTTGTAGGGTGCTTTCATTTTGCGGATAAAAGGATTCTTCCATTTTTCAGTATCGGTGAATCTCTTTGCCATCACAATCCGTTTTCGTGGTATTCAACCATGTCTTCGTGAAAAGACATTATTCTTTTCCAATCATCTTCTAAAGGCCATTGAAAGCCAAATTGACAAAAGGCAAGATACCTGTAAGCCAAATAAGAATTTCCAAGAATGTCAGTTTCACATAGCCCAACTATGTAGGCTGTAACCTCGGGGTACATTTTATTTATCATAACTCAAATAAATAACCCCCACCGAAAGCCAAAAGCAAAGCCAACGGTGACACGGGTGACAGATGAAACCCTCCGTTGGCTGCTAATGACCCCGATGGGGGCGTGTGATAATTCTTGTTCATAATCTGTACTTTTTAACCGGTGTCAACGGCTGTCCTCTTTTGGACGGGCAAATATAGTGAATTTGTTTCTTATGACCAAAGGGTCAAAACATTTTTAGTTCTGTTCCAATTTATCCAACTCCGCTTGCATTTTTGCGATGTTGGCTTTTAGCTCTTCAATCTGTTGCTCCTTTGATTTGGGGGTGATTGCTTCTTCGAGACGGTTGCGGTAATGAAGTTCACTCCAATAGTCTTGACCCTCGAGCGTCATTTCCCAAATGAAACCTTGTGTAATTGCTTCAGACAGAGTATCTACATAACAATCAAGTCTATCTTCGTCATCCTCCTCCGCGTTCTTAATCGCTGCGCTTTTGTAAGGCTCGGGCAACATTTCAAGCCATTCTCTAATTGTTTTCATTTGTTTGATATTGATTTAATTTGTAAACGTGATTTGTGAACACCCGGGTATTTCATCTGCCAATCCCAAACCACCTTTACTTCGGCAGTTTGTTGGTTGGAGGCTTGGGTTCGGAATGTTCCGTAGTTGGTGTGGAAGGTGTAGGTCATAGTTCAATACTTGCCGTTAGTATTTCAATAAGTTCGGACACCTGTTCGGCCGTAAGCAATACCGTTACCATCTCCCTGCCTTCAATGACGTTGAGTGTGGTCATGGTGTGGATGGTCTTTACCTTGATGTGGCATCCCTCGCCTAAGTGCAGTTTGGATTCTTTTTGGCTCATACGGCAGAAGCGTTAATCGCCAAAGTAATCGCGAAGGTTAATGCCTCTACTTCCGTCCGACCCGTTCCGAACGTGGTACTCAAAATCTCTTTCTTGCCTTTGAAAACAGAAATAGAACCTTTGTCCATTCGGATATTCATGTCCGTTCTTTCGTGAAGTTCACGCCTCACCTCCATTAAGTTCTTTGTGTTTATGTTTACGCTGCAAGCGGGTATGCCCATAAAAGAGCCAATGATTTTACGTTCTTCGAGTGTCATGGTGAATTAGATTGATAGATTGTTAATAGGGAAAGAAGATTGAAGTCTATCGCAAAGGAAAGTGTAAAGGGTATGATAAACTTGTTTGTCGCTGCCTTTAGCAAATGACCTTTGATTGAATGATTTAGCTATAATCTTACTAAATGATTTAGTGCGATTCATATCGGAAAATGAAGTAAACGCGGCAAGCGTTTCTGTTGTCAAACAACCTCTGTTTGGGTGCTTTTGACCTTTCAAATACCAAAAGCAACTTGCAACGTGCCCCCAATGGTTTGAAACGCGAACAACACCACCATTCATATACCAATATGAACTTCCGCTATCAGACACAAAGTCGGGCTGACCCGTTGGCATATCACATGGTGTAAAGATTGCTTTTGAGTTGATGTGGAAATTTGATTCGTTGTAAAACATTATCGTGTTGTTTGATGCCGTAAAGGTAAATTGACCCCCGCCCTCATTATTCATAATTTAGACGAATGTGGTAATTTACTCGACTAAACTATATATCCCAACTCACGGCATACATAGCAAGCAACCGAATAGGCCGATTCAAACTGCGCAACATTCACCCAACCCTTACGAATCATATCGTGATAGACGTTACCGAGTTCAATCTCCGACCCTGTAATAACGTATTGCCTCTCGGGGTGCAACACCGTTCCATCCTTCCAAACTTCCCAATCCTTATTTGAATAGACAACAAGCCCCGTAATGGGTTCGCCTTGGAACTGACGGTTGGAAAGTGATAGGGGTTTCTTTCGGTACGCCTTTGCTTTCCAATTATCGGGAATAAGGTCGGGCATTGCCTCGGTGAATTTAAGTCTGTCAATTTGGATAGTCATGGTATTATCGTTATATTTGGTGAAGTGAATTTAACTTTGACCTTTTGCCCAGCTTTAATCTTTCCATCGCACACAAACAAATCGTTCAGCGTGTACCCATCTTTGAACATCAGTAACGCTTTATACTTTTCGCCTTTACGCTTACTCAAAAGCACCTTGGCTTCAAATTCAAATAGTTCTTCCATCTCGTTTTAATTTCCACAAAGAACCGAAACAACCGAACACCCAAAATACAAAGAACCTTAAAAGACCATTTGCATTTTTTGGGAAACAGAATAGAACAGTTGACCTTATATTTGCCCCGTCTTCATACTTGAATGAGTTGGTATATAGTTATGGTTAAGAGCCTCAATTTCGCAACGGTGACTTTGAGGCTTTTTTTATTACCTTTGTCATTATGAAAGGAGGCGGTAAATACAATAGCGAAGTAGCGGAAGCGATATTGATTGAGGTCGCTTCGACAACTACCGGAATAATTCAGATATGTAAGAATAACGGAAGTTCCCATACTTCATTCTTTGGGTGGCTGAAAGAAATAGACGGCTTGGCTGAAAGGTACGCGCGCGCGAAAAGTGACCAAATGCATCTATTCGCGGAAGAAATACTTGACATTGCCGACAACACTTCTAAGGACGTTGAAGTGACTGCCGAAGGCATTAGGGTCAATCATGACGTTATCCAACGCGATAAGCTGCGAGTTGATACCCGTAAATGGTTAATGTCGAAACTCGCACCCAAGACCTACGGGGAAAGGCAGACAATTGAACATGAAGTCAACCAAAGCAACCTCCCCGACTATTTCAAAAGTCAGTCCTAACTTCACCCACCTTTGGGAAAGGATAGCACATGACAGGGTTATCAACCTTCAAGGAGGCACAAGAAGTGCCAAGAGCTGGAGCGTCATTGATTTCCTTATTGATTATTGCCACAAGTATAAAGGGGTCGAAATAGATATCGTCCGTGACACCTTCACCGCCTTAAAGGCCACGGCTTGGAAAGACTTTGAGGGTCGGCTGAATGAGTTTGGACTGTATCACCCAAGACACCACAACAAGACCGATCACTCCTACGAACTAAAGGGGAATTTGATAAGCTACTACGGTGCGGACAACCCCGATAAGATACACGGAAGGTCGCGCGATATTCTTTGGATTAATGAGGCGCAACAATTCCCGCAAGAAACGGTTGACCAACTTATGCCCCGAACAAGGCATCGTATCATTTGCGACTTTAACCCCGCTTTAGGAAGTGAGCATTGGCTCGACCCTTACCTCGATAAGTACCCACCTTTAATAACAACCTACAAAGACAACCCTCACTTGACAGCAAGTCAGGTCGAAGATATTGAAAGCAGGCAAGGCAACGCATATTGGTGGGCGGTTTATGGTTCGGGGTTACGGGCAAAGGTTGAGGGGGCAATCTTTACCAATTGGTCGGAGGGCGAGTTTGACACTTCCCTCCCGTTCCTATTCGGTCAAGACTATGGATTCAGCAACGACCCCTCAACACTTATCAAAGTGGCCGTTGACGCCAAACTGAAAAGAATTTATTGCGATGAGCTTTTGTATTTACCCGGATTGAACACCGATGCTATCGCGGCAATAAACCTTAGCCATTGCAGGAAGGATGGACTAATCATTGCCGATTCTGCCGAACCCCGATTGATAAATGAGTTGCGAAGTAACCACGGGCTGAACATTCGGGAGTGTGTCAAGGGCGCAAATAGCGTAAGGGAAGGGATAGCCCTACTTCAAAACTATCAACTCATTGTTACCCCTCGGTCAAAGAACTTGAAAAAGGAATTGAGCCTGTACGCATGGCATGATAGGAAGAGCGCAACGCCTATTGATATGCATAACCATTTGCTCGATTCTTTACGCTATGCAGCCGTCCATAAAATAGGCAGACCAAACGCGGGAAAGTATTTTTTTGGTTAACTTTGGCAAATGAAATTCACCATCAAAGGAAGCCAAAGCATTACTGTTGCCGATTGGTTGCGCTCAAAGAAAGGTGACGTTGAAGCGGTGGCCGCATTGTCGGGGCTTACTGTTGAACAAGTTCGGGAACTTCCCGTACAAGCCTATGAAGAAGCGGCGGAGGCGGTAACAAAAGCCTTTGCATCGGTTGAACCTTCCGACCCTCGGCATACTATTGAGGGGGTTGAATATCGTTTACCTTCCGACTTAATGAAGTTTGAAACGGGGGCGTTTATTGATTTCACCGAAGCAAAGGAAGAGGATGGGGACGCTTACCAAATAGCCATCTTGTCTTGCCTCTTTCGTCCCGTCACAAACAAAATAGGCAACTTGTACGAGGTTGAGAAATACACGGGAAAACAAGTTCCCGAATTGCTTGGAATGACAATGGCAAGTTACCTCGGTGCGGAGGTTTTTTTTTGCACTATCGCGGAAAGTTGGAGAGACTATACCCTGACATCTTTGGAAAGGGCGGCAAGAAATCTAAAGGAGATGCTATGACAGAAGCCTATGGTTTTTTCTGTACCCTCATGCGTTTGTCAAACGATGACCCGAAACTCGTTGACTATTGGGCTGAACAACCCGCGAGCAAGTTCTTCTTGCATTTGTCATACCATGCTGCGAATTTCGTCTATACTGAAAGCAAAGCGAAACGATGACGCATAACGAAATAGTAGCATTCTTTGAAACATTTGCGGACGGTCATGCTTTGCTCCGTCACTTTGCTTATGGCGAGGTAACGGATGCGGACTTCTTGAAGGAGCAGAATTACCCAATGATGTTCGTGGTTCCGCAAACGGTTGACTTCCCTCCCGAGTTCAACGGCATGAAGAACCATTCATTTGATGTTTACTTTCTTGACGTGCCCGCGCAAAAGACGGATGACCTTACGAATATCCGTGAGATTCATTCCGACATGGCTCAAGTGGCAACGGACTTCCGAAGTGTAATCGGTGACAATCAAATCTTCGCGGCATGGCGGGTAAGGACAACAGGCGCAATGTCTGCTCAATTCTTGACCAATGACTTTGCCGATACGCTTAGTGGCGTTGTGGTTTCGACTACTATAAGTCAGCCTTCGGTAAACGAAAGATGTTTGATACCCGGTATAACAGCAGGAGGTTCACCCGCTGATTGTCCTGATGCCACGGTTGAATTGAACGGTGTTGAAGTTGGAACGGTGGCAAGTGGTGGCACGATAGACATTGACGTTTTACAAGGTGGCTCGCCCGTTGGTTCGCTCGTTGGTTCGGACTGGATTATACCGGTATGTACAGATGCGAATGTTGAAGTAAATGGAAACGCTTATGATACGGTGGCATCGGGGGCAACGATTGACGTTCTTGTCGAATACGAAAACGGCACACCCGTTGGAACTATTGTGGGCAATGTTGTTGAGATTCCTGACCCTTATGCACCCGTCCTGACAATCTTCCAAAGACCCGTGCCGATAGGAAGCTCGTTGTCGGCAACGTCAGGCACAACCGCTTGGCGTATTGCCAATGGCTACTATGCCCCTGTCGCTTACGCGGTGGGTTCAATTCTTCGCCCTCAACAACTTGCATTTAGTGATTTACCCGTTGGCTCAGCGCATGGATATTGGTTGGCATACAACAACACCCACGGCCACCGATACCGATTCACTTTGAGCAATGGCAGCTATGCGCGAAAGCTGAACGATTGGTTTGACATTAACGGGGTGGCAATAGCAACACCGGGTGACGTTATCATTTATGACCATCTCACGGGCTTGCAATGGAGAAACGCTGATACGTTCACGGCTCAAACATGGAACAACTCTTTACCAAACCCCGCAACAACTTACGTTGGTGAGACTGGTTGGTGGATGCCTGCACTCGAGGAGGCCATGACCATATTTGACATTAACGATGATAGCAACTACCTTGCTTTGGTTATGACGAGGGGTTCGCGCACATGGTTGAGTGACCAAAACCAAACGAGTACGGCAAACGCTTATATATTCAATAGTAACGGGGTGACGACCTTAGCGAAGTCAACAACCGCATCAACAACAGGAATAATTTGTAAACACTTTTAAACATGGCAACAGTATCACTTAGAAGCGCAACAGGCGCGGCAACAAAATCATTTTACGTTTCAAATGACACGACCGAATATGTGAGTGTCAATGACGATGGAGGTGGGCTATACTCACTTGGAACGGCAACCATGACAGGGCTATCGAATGTTTCAGAAGTGGAATATAAAGGTGGCGGTACCGGGTGGCAATGTGACTGTGATAATACGGTGGTCATTACCGACACAAACGGGAATTTGTTTTGGGGCGGCCTTGCCGGTACACGAAGAAGACGATGAAAAACCATCACTACATATTAGGGGCAATCCTGACAATGACCTTTGCGATGGGTCAGTACTTCGCTTCAATGCTTGTGGCTGACTTTGACATTGCAATCGGGTTGGAGGCATTACCGTTCAATCCTTACGCCAATTGGCCTCACTTGTCATGCGCGTTAACGCAGTTGACCCTTGTAAGCATGGTCGCACATTCGGCATTGAATTGGAAAGAAGCAACGGCCATCACTCGGGCGTTGTGGGTGTTCATTGGCTTGTCCGCATGGAATCAAACTATTGACGCGGCCTTTGGCGATGTGTCAATACTTGGTAATGCAGAGGTAATTTTCTTTTGGGTATCAATGGCCACTTCGGTCTTAATATTTATTAAATGGCAAAGGCAGAATGGTTCGAACTTATGAACTCGGTAAGTACATTTATGATTAAGTCAATTCCTCTTGGGCTTGCGGCAGTCGCTTCAAGCGTTGTTCAACAAATGACCATTATCCTAAGCGGCAAAAGGATTCCGCCTTGGAAAATGTTTGCATCGGTTATTCTTGCAATGTTTGTCGGGGTGGGGGCGGGTCACTTGGCGCAACCATACGGAGATAATGCGAGCCTTTGGGCAGCGGTGGCAAGCGGACTTGTTGGCCGTGACTTAATCCTTTGGTTGACCATGAATAGCAGTAAGTTGTTTGGGGATATTTGGGCGGTAATACTTGGCCGATTTGGGTACAAAAAAAACAACGAAGAATGAACACCTACACACTCACACGCCTATCCGACAACACCGTTCAAACAATCGGCAAGTTGACCGTTGGCGATAAAACCTTTCACACCCTTGAATTACCTTGGAAGGGTAACGCGAAGCAGGTTAGTTGCGTTCCGAAGGGAAAGTATATAGTAGCAAGAAGAACCTCCCCAAAGTACGGGGAGCATTTCTATTTGACCAACGTGCCCGCCCGTGACCTTATCCTAATCCATCACGGCAACTACCACACCGACATCAAAGGATGTATACTTGTCGGAACGGGTTTGGCTGACATCAATAAGGACGGACAAATAGACGTGACAAGTAGTAAGGTCGCAATGGCCGAACTGCTGAAGCTGCTACCCAAAGAACCTTTCGAACTTTCTATTGTATGAGCGATGTTCTTAAAATAGCCATGGGTCGGTTTGCCAAAAAGGTCAAGAAGCGGGCAAAGATGATGATTGAATCCCCCCGAACTATTAACGGGCGAAACGTCAGGAGGGTAGCCACGGGAACGCTTGCCAACAGTTTGAGGTCGAAAGTCAGCCGTGACCGTATCGAGTTCAGTTCTGCCAAGCAAGGTATTTGGGTAGAGCAAGGTCGAAAGCCGTCAGCCAAGTTGCCACCGCTTGAAGCAATCAAAGCATGGATATTGGCGAAAGGAATCATGCCAAGGGATAAAGCAACGGGGAGGTTCGTTGAACGCACACCCGCGAGGCTTAACGGCATGGCCTTTATGATAGGTCGTAAGGTGGCAAAGAAAGGTTACCCGGGTATCTTCTTTTACTCAACATCCATAAAACGGGAACTCGAAAAGCCGAACAATGATATTTCGGAGGGTAGCCGAAAGGCGATAGCCGAACAACTAAGGAAGAAATTAGCTAAAGGAGGGTTGAAATAATGGCACTAACGATAACAGAACCATTTGGAACGGGTACAAACTTCCTATATACGCGGGGTTGGATAATGGTGTCAATGACTTCAACCAATGTTGGTCAGCCTAACTTCCGATTCTGCATACGCTTTTACCCCACGGGCGCGGCAACAGGCAATTATATCTTCTTGCCCTACCTAACCACAGGCAACTATCTTAATGTTGCCGAACTTGCCGACAATGTAGTTGGTTGGGATAGGTCATTATTTGCCACAGCAGGAGCGCTCGTTTATCCATCCTTGAGCAATCCGCAAGTGATTACGGGTAATCCTTTGGTTTATGTAAACACAAACGCTGTCACAAAATACACGCTTGAAATATCGGAAGGTTATGACGTTGCAGGGGTGTTTACCATTGACGCAGGAACTACCGTCACTTACCCCGCTTACTACTTGAAGGGAAGAATAACCGCAAGGCAATCAGGCGAGGGAACGGCAGCGGGTGACTATTACCCACCTGCAACGGCATCAGTAAACGAGGGTTGGTTGACGTGGCGGACTTACATCAACTCCCCGTGGGTTGGTCAACTTATGTATGCAGCAGTTGCAAGGGCTATTTGCGTTCCGACATTTACCGGTCATAAGTTCAGCATTGCTCACATCAACGATGACGGAACTATATTGGCGGGGTGCATAGCGGCCACCTACCGATATACTTTATATGAGGGGTCAGTAACACTTGCCACCCAAGATTATACTATACCCTACTCCCCCGCTTCGACAACGGCAAGGGAAAAGATGTTATATGTTGGGGTTGGACTTGACAACATCGAGGCTACTGACGTGGCAATAATCCCCGCCATCGAAAAGCCTTCAAACTTCCCCGATTGGACGCACTATACCGTTCAACTGATAGGTGGCGTAAGTCAAGCCTCACAGGTGCTATGTATGTACAGATGCGACTGTGACTATCAGCCAATCACTTTGCGATGGGTGGCCGACCACGGAGGAGTTGAGCATCACACTTTTGACGGGGCAAATAGCGTCACAGAAGATACCCAAAGGGTACAAGTGTATAACCATGGACAAACAACGTCAGGAGCTATCTATGCAAGGTTGTTGGGTGACCAAACGGGCTATTCCGAAACTACTCAAACGCTTGAACTCAAAAGCGAAATGTTGACGGTTGAGCAAAGGAAGTTTTTAGCAACGGCCTACCGTTCGGAATCGCTTGAAATAACAACGTCAGACGGCTATACATACCCCGTGACATTGGCAGAAGCAAGCCACAGGCATTTGATACGCGAAGACTTCGCTTTGGATACCATCACCATCAAACTAAAAATCGGAAGCGATGCAGGAACTTATCTTTAGCATTGACGGGGTTGGAATAGAAATCAGTCCTGAGACTGCCGTCACCTTGTCGAAGTCATTTAGCGAGGTTCAACAGTTGGGCGATATAATCAGCCCCTATTCTTACACGTTCCGAGTACTCGCCAATGAGAAAACAAATGAAGTGTTCGGCACTTATTGGAATGTGAACGATGACGGGTTCGACCCGAGAGTAAAAGTTCCTGCTCAAATAAGCGCGGGCGTTCAGACTACTTTATTCGGCCACGTTCAAATGTTGGGCGTGTACCATCAAAACCTTATCCAAAGGGAATACGAATTAATATTCTTTGGCGAGGTTGCCAATGTTGCCCGTGACATTAAGGATAAAATGTTGAGTGAGTTGGACTATTCCGACCTCGACCATACACTCGACCAAACAACATTTGAGACGTTGATTGACCAGTCGGGACTAAGTGGTGACCTTGTTTATACACTTGTTGATAAGGGTCAAGCATGGACAAACGATGGCAGCCCGAATAGTAGGCCAATCAATTCAACCGACACAGACAAGCGGAACTACTTCGCGGACTTTACGCCCGCAATCCGTGAGCGTTGGTTAATGGATAAAATCATTACAGAGGCGGGGTATCAACTCACTTCTGACTTTTTCGACACCGCAGAGTTTGACGATAAGTACACCCTATTCCTAAATAGCCGTTACGTTATTGGCGAGTTGAAAGCGGAGGCACAGACGGGCGCGTTGTACCGTTTGACCGACCAAGTATTCACGGCTGTTGCCCAAGGGTCACCCTACGGAGGCGGTACAAACGTGCAAGCGATTAGCGGCATGGTTGAATCATGGGATTTGAGTAATAATTTCAGCGGAGGTGATACCTTTACCGCGCCCTACGCGGGGGTATTCACATTCCAATTATCTTCCCTTATGACTTCAAACATCAATGCTGTATTAATCTTCTTCCTTCAAGTCAATGGCGCATTTGCTTATCCGCTTAATGGATTGAGCAGCGTGCAAGTGATTATAGGGGCGGGAACGGATGAACTTGTCCAATATGAGGCTCCTTTGCTTCTCGAGGCGGGTGATACCGTAACATGGAACTTTGTCAGAACAACAACAGGAACGGCTCCCGACATTACCCTTTACGGAACGGCGCTTTACGATGCATGGTTGGGCACGGGCTTCAAGATGAACTTTGCGACACCTCCATTGCACAATGAAGATGTTGATGTGTCTGCCAACGCTCCCGACATTAAGCAGATAGACTATTTGCGTGGCATTTGTCGTAAGTATAACATGGCGGTAATTCCCGACCCGTCACACCCGAAAGGCGTTATCATTGAGCCAATCCGCGATTTGATTTATACAGGCGTAACGCGCGATTGGACGAATAAGATGGAAGCGGGGAAAGACGTCGTTGACAAGCCGACAACGGGGCTGCAATCACGGACTATCCTTTTGGAGTATACCAAAGGAACGGACATGATAAGTAAGATTGTCAATGACGTTACCAAGGTCAATTATGGCAGTCAACTGATTGAAAACCCCAACAACGAATTTGCAACGGGTGACCAAAAGATTACCCTCCCTTTCTTCCCGATTCCCTGCAATACGGTAGCGGAAACGGATATAATCATTCACAAGTCAACCGACCCGAATGGCCAAGGCATATTTGGACAACCGAAAGGGGGCTACTATTCCTATCAGCCTACGGCAGTAGGTGTTGGCGTGTACAATCCTGACACTACAACTGTCGATATATTGACCGATTACCCTTATATCGGGCACTTTCAAGTTCCCAATATTGATTTTGCGGGGTATGATGACAACTTCGGTGTTGTTCAGCCTTGGCATAATTACTTAGGATTAACCGAATTGAACTTATTCAACCGCTTTTGGCTGCCGTACTTCAACGAGATTTACAATAAAGAGGCACGAATAAGGTCGGCAAATGTTTACTTAACGCCAAACGAGTTTGCGGAACTTGACTTTCGGGATTCGATTGTAATTAAGGATAGCATTTGGAGGGTAAACAAGGTTGATTCGTATAACGCCAACGGGATAGGAACGTGCAAGGTTGAATTGATTAAGCAGGTAATCACACCGAGGTCATGCGAGTTTGTGCCCTATTCAAGCGCGGGCGGGCTTGTTTTGTTCACGGATGAAGATGGGGTTGTTGGTTTTGGAAATGAAACCTGCTGCGAGTTCTACGGAGGTGTTTGGGCTTCGGGCATCAATAAGTGTTTCATGCTCAATGAACGTCCTGACGCAGTAGTTGGAAAGGATGTTAAACCAAAGGCCGAAACAAGTGCGACAAAGCAATTAGGGGATTCGCTTATCCTTGGCAACTCAAATATATTCCTTTCGCCCGTTGTTAAGTCAGTCATCGCGGGGGATGGGCATACTATTGAGGAGGGTGTTTCGGGTAGCGGAAACCTTGTAACGGGTGAAGGGACAAACGTAAGCCACCCGGGTAAAGTAAATGGCAATTGCGGTTGGTCACGTTCGGGGACTATTCCTTTTTGCTTTGCGGCTGACTTATCAGGCGGTGGTGTAAATAGTACCGTCATGACCTTGGGTAATGGGCAAAGCACCCTATACCTACCCAACAACTCACAGATGACAGGCTTTGTTGACTTAGTTGCAATGGAGGGAGGTGTAGCATACTACGTCCGTCAATATTGCGTTATCGTCAATAACGCGGGCACGACAGGCATTCAATACGGCCCCCCGATATACGGGTATTTTGGCGCATACGTTCCTTTGTGGGTCATTCAAGTCAATGACCTTGGTAGCGGGGCATTTGAGTTATTATTTAATACCACGGGCGTCTTGGGCGCGGGAAGTATTCAATGGGCGGCTGAATGGAACTATATACTTGTATTCCAATAAATGAATAGGTCAATAGTCATAACGGCAATACGGGCAGCCCAAAGCGGAAAGGTCAAATACCCAAAGCGGTCTATACCCAAATGGATAACGGGAACTATTAAGGTAGTGGACTTACTTCTTTCTGTTGCCGTCTATTGCGTTATTGCATTAATCATTTACACACTACTCCAATGGCTACTGAAACAGTAATAATAGAGGTCGATGTTAAGACTGGCAAGGCAAGCCAACAGGTCGCACAAGTAGGTGAGAAGCTGAAATCACAGGTGGCGGGGGTTGGAAAGGCGGTTGAATCCAACAACAACCTCATGGCTACTTCAGCGAGGTTTCTTGAGGGGAGGTTTGGATTGGTTGGGGAATCGCTTACCCGAATTGTAGGTATAACAAAGGACTTGACAAAAGGCATGACGGGAGTGAAGGCCGCAATAGCGGCAACAGGAATCGGATTGCTCGTTGTGGCTATCGGGGTATTGGCTACCAAGATGGACGACATGAAGGCGGCATTGCGCGGGCTTGATGGGGCACAAGTTCAATTGAACAAGTCAGCCGAAGAAGGTGTAAAGATAGCCGACAAGCAACTTGACATCCTGAACGGACAAGACAATGTATTGCGCTTGCAGGGTAAGTCAGAGGCTGAAATAATCAAGCTGAAACAAGTCGCTATTGAAGAAGATATAGACGCCTACAAATTCCAACTTGAACGGCAAAAGGCAACTATTCAGTTTCAGATTGATGCGGAGGCGAGGAACAAAAAGATATTAAGCGGGATAATTGATTTCATGGTCAAGCCGTTGCAACTACTCATTGACTACGCAAGCAAGGCGAGTGAGTTGTTGGGGTTTGAAGGCTTCGAGTTCAATATAGGCGAAAAGGTAGCGGGCTTGTTATTCGACCCCGAGGCGGTTGACACGGAAGCCAACGCAGCAATAGAGGCAACGGAAAAGAAGCTGCTCGAATTAACCAACACTCAGGCGGGGTATGAGTTGAAGCTAAAGGAAATCAAAACCAAGGCGGCTGATGAAAACAACGCGATTGCGGAAAAGGAAGCCGCTGAACTATTGCGGATAAGAAAGGAAGGGGAGGATGCTTGGGCGAAGATTGAAGCGGAAGCCAAAGCCAAAAGAGATGCAGACGCAAAAGCATTATTCGACAGAGAGCAACAAGCCCTTGCCGATATTGAAAGTGTTCGCCTTGCCCTTGTAACCGATGCTCAACAAAAGGAGCAAGACGCGGTGGCTGCTAAGTACGATGCCCTTTTCTTAATGGCAAATAATAACGCGGAACTTGAGAAGCAATTGCTTGAGCAGCAAGTCATGGAAGCCGAAGCCATCAAAAAGAAGTATTCAGACATTGAACTCGCCCGTGAGCAATCGGTAAGAAATGCGAAGTTGCAAATGGCACAGGATGCTTTGGGAGCAATCTCCGACCTAACAACGGCCTTTGGTCAGGGCAACGAAAAGGCGGCAAAAAGAGCGTTTCAAATAAACAAAGCGGCAAGTATTGCACAGGCGGTGATAAGCACATACCAAGGTATCAGCAACATATTTGCAACGTCAGCAGCAAACCCCGCGTCCGTTTTATTCCCAGGTTATCCATATATTCAAGCGGGTATTGCGGGGATAGCAGGGTTCGCCCGTGTTGCCAAAATCAAGTCTACCCAATTCGGAGGAGGAGGCGGGGGAGGTGGTGCAAGTGGTGGCGGTGGTGGTGGCTTTGGAGGTGGGGGAGGTGTTACCCCTCCAACACAAGGCCCGGTACCTAATCAGCCTGATTTCAGCAGCATATTACAAACGCCAAAGACTTATGTGCTCGGCCAAGACGTCACCAACGAACAACAGATACAGAATCAAATAGCCCAAAAATCGAAATTATGAAACGAATAGAGTTAGAAATCACCGACCTGAACATTCACGGGATGTTTGCAATTTCCCTTGTGGACAAACCCGCAATAGAGGCGGGATGGATAGCGTTACGCGATGACCGTGACATTCCCCAACTCTTCGCAACTCAAGCGGAAAAGCGAACCATTACAGGCCCGGCACTAATTCCAAACAAGGCCATCTACCGTAAGGGTGAAGGGGGCGAAGAATATGAGGTTTTGTTTCGGACTGACGTTGTGGAGGCAATCGCGGCCAAATACATGAAAGAAAAGCGAACGGATCAAGTAACGGCAATGCACGAAATCGGGGTCAATGGCGTTTACGTCACCGAACTTTGGCTCATTGCTGATACCGAAAAGGACAAAGCAGCAGCCCTTGGCATGACGTTGCCTGTTGGAACACTCATGGTCACTATGAAGATTGACAATGACGAGATTTGGGCGGGCATTAAAGACGGAAGCCTGACAGGCTATTCAATCGAGGCATACCTAAATATGGAGAAAGTGGTGTTGGGTGCTGAAATGACACCCGAGGAACGCTTCATAAAAGCGATATTGGCAGAAATAGGCGAGTAGCCGTCTATTCGGGTGAACAATAAAACATTCACCCATGCACAAAATCACATTTGACCGCTTGGTCAAGTTGTTTACAGACAACAAAATTCAACCTGTTACCCTCGCAGCGCACTCGCTGAAAGAAGGTGGGCAAGTTTACACTGATGCCGAGGCCCCTGCCGTTGGCGATGCAATCTATTCAGATGCCGAAATGAGCGCGCCCGTTGCAGATGGTACTTACTCGCTTGAAAGCGGTGTTACAATCATCGTTGCAGGTGGCAAAATCGCTGAAATGGTTGAGGCTGACAACATGGAAGCAGAAGCCGAAGAGATGGTTGCCGCACTTGCCCAAACAATCGAAACGTTGAAAGCTGACACGGTTGCGAAAGCTGCTGAAATCACGGCTTTAAAAGCCGAGGTTGCGAAGTTCGGCAAACAAGTAACCGAATTGACCGCTGCAAAAGTTGCGGTTGAATTGAAGTTGTCGGCTATCAAACCCGATTCTGTTCGCAACGTGACTGAAACCACAACTCAAGTAAACAACGAATTTAAATTCCGAAACGCGGGCGAAGGCTATGAAAAGCGCTTTGGAAAAATCCTCACCTCTTTACAAACACAATCTCAAAATTAAGACATGGCAACAACAATGACAGCGGGGTCAAACTACTCAGGCCTCTGGAATGACGACTACTTCTTGGAGGCGGTCAAAGAACTGAAAACCCTTCAGCATATTTCGGTACGCGAGGGAATCAAAACAAAACTGAACTTATCAAACCTTGACACAACCGGCACATGGGCGGCTGCCAACTGTGATTTCACGGCAGCGGGTTCAATCACAACTGCCGACAGAGTGTTGGAGTTGTTGGGTCTTGAAATCGCCAAAGAGGTTTGCTTCAAAGACTTAACAGGTCTTTGGGATTCTATCACTATGGGTGCACCTTGGCCCGGTGACAACGCTCCCGAAGTGTTTCAAGCGGCTTTGATTGCTGACATGGTTGGTAAAGCGCAAGCGGCTACCGAAGAAATGATTTGGGAAGGCACAGCGGGTGCAAACTCGTTCAGCGGGTTCATCGAAAGATTCTTGGCTGATGCTGCCGTCAATGACGTTGCCGCTCCTGTTGCATTGACAGAGGGAAACATCGTTGACAAATTGAAACTGTTGATTACCGCTGCGGGTGCAACAAACCCTGCCGTGATTCAAAAGACAATCAAGCCGAACATCTATGTTGCGCCCGTGACTGCACGCTTGTACATCTACTCGCAACAAACGCTTGGATACCTTGACAGGTACAATGCCGACAACACTATCCCAATGGTGTTCGCGGATGGATTCCAAATCATCGAGTGTCCGGGTCTTGCCGCCAATACAATGGTATGCGCGCACAAAGACAACTTGTGGTTTGGTACGGGTTCGGCTGACCAACAAGGTCAAATGTCCATTGTTGATATGCGAACTACAACCAACGAAAACAAGTTGCGTTTGAAGTTGCAGACTGGTATGAACGTGCAATATCGTTTGGGTGCTGAAATCGGCCTTTATCGGGCATAATAACTGAAATACTATGGCTTGCAACGTAAGCGAAGGACGATTAAGAGTGTGCCGTACCAACGTGGGCGGCTTGCAAAAAGTATATTTGGCGGTCGGTGATGACTTCGCAACGGGTACAACCATTGCGGGAGGGCTTATCACGGCTTTAGGAACGGCAAGCGTATATGAATATGACCTCGAAAGCCAATATGGCTTCGGGTCATTTTCAAGCGAACCACAGATAAGCAACGAGAACCATACATTGTTCTATCAGAATAGCGTAATGATGAAGTTGCCGAATCTTGAGCCGTTGGAAACACAGGAACTGCATGACCAATTACAGAGTAATAACCTTTGGGTATTTGCTTTAGACCAACAGGGTCAAATATGGGTATTGCAGGATGCGAGAGGGGTAACCGCTCCTTTCGGTACGGGCGAGCAAATGGGTGACTTTAGCGGCACTACGGTGACGTTTCAGAACAACTCAAAGACACCTCCGTACGCATTGACTTACAACGCTACTCCATTCGGTGCAGCGGGATTCTCGAACATCACCATTGTACCGGGGCTGTAATTATGTGGAAAGCAAAAGTTGACAAAATCATTCACTTCGGCATTACAATCGATGTAAAGGCAAATGAGGTAAAGGGCGACCAACAAGGGTTGGCCCACATTGCCACATTGAACCCAAACGCGGTTGAGTGGGTCGAAGAAGGTGGCAAACCGAAAGCAAAAAAAGGAAAGAAAGATGCTGCACCTAATCCAACAGACGGCCAATCAGACGATGGTGATGACACTATCGGAGGGGCTGACGGGCAGTAATCTTGTCAACCCTTACTACTTGTTTACGGTTCGGTCACAGACGATTCCCGAAACGGTAATCACCGCTTGCATACTTGATATAACAACCGATTACGGTGTTTATCAAGAAGCAACAATTGACACAAACGTTGAAGCCCCCCTGTCAGGTAACATCGAGTTATCTGATGCGGGGCTTTATGTTTATTACGTCTATGCTCAAACATCTTCCACTAACTTAGACCCCGATTCCGCTGACTTACTTGTTGAGCAGGGAACGCTTAGAATAACTTGATTATGGCAAAAAAAGACTTTAGCGGAGGGGTGATTAAAATGGCCGAATACGTGCCAACATTGCCGACTGAAAACCTGCAACAAGCAAAGAGTTTGGGGTATGTGCCCTACGGTAAAAAGAACCTTTGGCCGCAATATATCCAAGGCCTATTTCAAAACTCCCCGACCAATTCAGCAGCCGTTACCACTATCAGCCAAATGATATACGGAGATGGCTTGTCGGTCAATTACAACCGATTGGCTAAGGTTATGAGGTCTGCCGTAAATGACGCAAAGAAGCACGGAGGTTTCTACCTTGAGATTTGCCAAAGCGGTGACGCGGCACAAGTCCAAATCAATTACTTACCGTTTGCCTCCGTCAGGCGTTCACCCCGTGAGCATGGGGTAATTCAAAGCGTTTACTACTGCCAAGACTGGTCAAAGTTGGGGCAATTCCCAATTGTCAAAATACCCACTTTCAACAAGGCTACCATCGCTCAAGACCTTCGGCAAGTGCTTATGGTTGATTGCTTTTTGAGTGGGGAGGATGTTTACCCTTTGCCTGATTACATTGGTTCGGTCAAAGCAATAGACTTGGAAGGGCAAATTAGCGAGTTGCACCTTGCCAACATTATCAACGGAATGTTCCCGAGTGTGTTCATCAACTTGAACAATTCAAGGCCACAGACCACGGAAGAACGTGACGAGATAGTTGCGGAACTCGATAACAAGCTGCGAGGTTCTACCAAGGCGGGCAAGGCGGTTGTAATGTTCAACGATTCCAAAGATACGGCAGCCGAATTTGTCATTGCCGAAACTACCAACGCGGATAAGATTTACGAGATGTTGGGGCGTGAGGTTGTCTTACAAATCCTCCGAGGGCATAGGGTAACGTCACCCCGTTTGATGGGTGTTTTGGAAAGCAGCGGCCTTGGAAATTCAGCAGAAGAATTTGACAAGGCTCGCATTCAATTCTACAAAGACGTTATCATTCCTTTCCGCGAGGTCATTGAAGACGGGCTTAAACCCCTTTCGGATTACCTTGGAATTAAGATTGAATTTAAGACGGACTTCAACGAGTTTGCCGACAAACAAGCGGCATACTCTGACGGCCAAATAGGCAAGTTAATTGAACTCGTTGGACTTGTCAAGTCAGGGGCAATAACTACCGAACAAGCGCGGGTGATTGCCGAACAAGCGATGGCCTTTGACGTGAATATCGTTGTTGAAATGTTCCCCGATGAAGAGGTTGAAACGCCAACCACCGCATTAAAACTATCCCAACACGAACACGACCTGTCAGACGAAGAAGGGGCAACAATAATTGAAAGATTGAAAGGTTGCGGTGAAATAGTCGATAAAGACGTTTGGGAATTGGTACACGAAGAAGAGGCGGGAACGTCTGAATTTGAGGCTACATACAAACCTGTTTTCCTTTCCCTTGACGATTTCGCGAACCCCGAAGAAAGAAGCGCATGGGGTGACAAAGGATTATACAAACTCCGATATGCCTACTCTCAAAACCTTTCAGTTGGCAGCCGTTCATTCTGTCAGCAGATGGTTGGCTTGAGCGTTTCGGGCGTTGTTTTCCGATATGAGGATATTAACCAAATGTCGAATAGCGGGGAAAATGGTCAATTTGCACCACAGGGTGAAAGCACATACAACATCTTCGATTGGAAGGGTGGCGTTTATTGCCATCACCATTGGAAGCGTCAAATCTATTTCCGCAAACGTGCCGCAAACGGGGCTTTCCTGCCAAACAAAGGACTTGAAAATGATGTTCGTGTTGCCAACGTACCTTTCGTTCCGCAAAAGGGGCTTGAAGGTATAGCCCCGATTGATACGCCAAGCCGAGGTTCACTTAAAAATCCATAAGCCATGCCTGATTTTATCACAGTCCAAGAAGTAAAAGACCGAACACAAGTAAGCGGGGTGACGGATGAGGCGTTAATTCAGCCTTTCATTACAACCGCACAGGACAAGTATATCCGTCAGGCTTTAGGGGCTGACTTTTACATTGCCTTAAAAGCCATGAATCCCCCTGCAGGAGTGTTCGCCACCTTGGTAGATGATTACATTGTTCCTGCTTTGGCGTGGTATACGTTGCTTGATGCATTTCCCCGTATCAAATCCAGGGTTCATAATGGAGGGGTTTTCAATCGCTCAAGCCAAGACACCGCTCCGATTGACACAAACTCAAATGATAGGGAAATGGGTTGGATAAGAGAAACGGCAGACACCTATCTTCGCATAATGGTAAAGTACCTAAATGATAATTCAACAGATTACCCACTATGGCAAACAAGCGAGAACTGCGAAACGAGAGGCGGGAGCAACAACGGGCTGCCGATACTTATATTTTGAACGTCAAGCGCATTGCCGAGGGCATTGTAAAGATGGCTGAATCAAAGCAAAAGCCGTAAGTCTTCAGCGGCTTTTTTCACACAAGGCGGGCATCCGAGGTTTTGTTTGCCTCCAATATACTTGGCAAGAATATCATCTACCCATCGTCTTTGCGCGGGGTTGCCACCGTGGTCAAGTAGTCTGATTGCCTCTTTGATATTTTCAATCTCCTTTCTTGAAAGGGCGTGACCCCATTTGCCGACAGGACAAGCGGAGGCGGGGAGTTCGCATTTAAGCCGCATAATGCAGCCGCATAGATGCGTTCCGTCCTCGAGGTCTTTCCCCCTTCCTACCGGGCCGCAAGTGTGACCGTTTTCAAGGTGTGGGCAAGCGTTACATATTGCCATCCGTTCATTGAATACTTCGGGCACAACTCTCCAACGCTTAATCATTGCTCAATCATTTGTCTGCATTTCGCTTGCAGGGTGTGAACAACTCGCCTAACAGTTCTTTCAGAAATCCCCGCGCTTGCAGCCATATCGGCAAAGTCCACCCCGTTATAGCGGGCGATTATAATAACGCGCTCAAGTGGGTGCAATGATGAAAGGACGGCAACGATTTCGGGTTGCGTTTGTTCCTGCGTTTCTGGAATAGTTGCAGGGTGTTCGGTCATTTTCTCCGAATTAAGTTTCACCCTGTCCAAATGAGCGTTACGGATTGACCGTGATATGTAAGTGATGGGGTGGTTCGGTTGTTTCTGCCATGCCTTCATAAGTGATTGCTGAACGTAATCGTCCCCCCACTCACGGGATAGGCTACGGGCGTATGCTTTCAACTTGGCTATGTTGGTGGGTGTGATTACCCGACCTGATATGACGAGGGTATTTTGCATGGTCAAAAATATGTCATTCTTCGGATTGTTTGATTGGTTCGAGTTCAATCATTAAGTCGCGCAATATCGCGGCAAGTTCGTAGTTTTCTTCTTCAATCGCTGATTGCATTGTGGCCTCGTCTATTGGGGCGAATAGGCATGAGTGTGTCCAAAACAGTCCACGAGTGTCGTGCCGACCCCCGCAATCACACAATGTATAAGCGGAATTTGTGTGCGGCCCAATGTTTATTTCTTGCACCCCACACTTCGGGCAATAAGCAACATCGAATACCGTATAAACATGACCTTTCTTTCTCGGTTGGCACTCTTCGTTTTCCGGGTCTGTTAAGGCCACAACATTATCCCCAATCTTATGTCTAATGTTCTTGTTCATGGCTTATTCTGCTCGTTATGTTTCTTTATCATCGCCTTTGTCGGGCAAGTCTTTGTTCTACCAATCTTCCTGTCAACCAACCACATTTCCAAAGATGCGGTTCGGTGATGTAAGGCAAGTTCGTTATAGCCCTTTTGAGGGGGGTAAAAGGAGCTTTGAGTTCGCACTCCGACCCAATCCTTTCTGTTACTCTTTGCCTTTGATTTGAACGGCCAAAGGAAGCCGAGGAGAAATTCAAGTTGTTTCATAATAGGTGTATTTCGGTTTTTACTTCTTGCCAATATTCAATCGTTTGATTGATATTAGGTGCATTTGCACACCAATCATTTAGAGCATCGTCAATAATCACCTCACAAACAATCAAGGCGCAATCTTTAGCCGTTACGTGTATTATTGGCAAATCATAAAACTTCTCGACTAACTCCTTAGCCTTTTCTTTGGGTTCAAGCTGGTTCATTGTTCTGTTTCTTTTTCGGTTAGGAAGTCACGGACGGGGACGGCTTCAAGTCTTTTTTGCAAAAACAACAACACCCCGCAAGATAATTGTCCGTTATGAATGAAGTAGTGCATAAACTCGGGGTTCAATTCGGTGCGAAGGTCATTGTGTTGGTCAGGCCAAATATCCTTGACCACCTGCCTCAATTCCTCAACACTACAATCAACATTATGCACGGCAATTTCACCGCGTCTTGCCTTTTCAATTAGTTCTTGGTTCATTGTTCTGTTGGTTTTTGTTCGTGAATGTTGCCTGCGATTTCACAATACTTAATGTAAGTTACGATTTCCGATTGCGTTCTCCTGTTGTGATTCATCATTACAATCCCGTCATTGGCGAAGCTACCAAGGTTTTTATTCATCTCTACAAAACAGTAGCCACAAACCTTAGACCACGCACAAACAAATCGTTTATCGTTATGACAAATAATATCGCCTTCAAAAACTTCAACCCCATTCTTATCAAACAACGAAGTAAACTGCCCAACCGTTTCGGGGATTACCTTAACCCCATCAAGCGGGTCGCAATGCTTAACGCCAGCCAAGTTTATTACCCTTGGCAGAATGTAAATGTTGCCCGATTTATGGCCAACACCATGTATTAAGTCACCATATACCCAATCCCCTGACTTGGTACATTTTCCGCGAAATTTGCTTAATCTGTTCATGTTCTTTTTATTTCCCCAAAAGTAAACATTGAACAAACACCCAAATCCCAATAAAAGCAAAAAGCCCCGATAATTCGAGGCTTCCTTTTTTTGTGTTCGGGGGGAGGGGGGTTACCCTGACCCTGACCCTGACCCTGACCCTGACCCTGACCCTGACCCTGACCGTGACCCTGACTATGACCCTGA